CTTAGAGAGCATAGTTTAAATTTAGATGGAAGTGGTTATGCTGAAGTGGCTGATGATAATACCTTAGATTTTGGGACAGGTGCTTTCTCAATAGATGGTTGGGCTAAATATACATTTATAAATAGTGGCTCTAGTTCGGGTAACGCAATTTATTCTAACGGAAGTAATTTAGACTCAACGACAACTAGCTTTGCTATCGCTACAAGCACAAATGGTGGTGCTAGAGAAGTAAGGTTTTATATTAATGGGCAATTATTAACAGCTACTGTAACTAGTGATGTTGCAGATGGGGCTTGGTTTTATTTTGCAGGCACAAGAGATGCTAGTGGTAATTTTAAGTTGTATATAAATAATGAAAACCCAGTAAGTCAATCACAAACAGGTAACTCAGGTGCTTCTGTTTCATCTCCAAATGTTAAACATATTGGTAGAGATTACGGAACGCAAAAGTTCTATAAAAACCTAATAGATGATATTAGACTTTATAAAAACAAAGAATTATCAGCTGATGAAATAGAGCAAAACTACAAAGCAGGATTAAACCAACATAAAACAGGAAGTTCATTTAGCGATGACTTCTCAAGTGATTACGGATTTTAAATAAATAAAAATGGCAAAACGAGATTATAAAAGTTCAACTTTAAGAAACGGATATAAATCCTTAGTAGGAACAAACAGAGATACTAAAGTTTCTGTTGCTTCTAGTGATAAACGAACTAGAGCTGAGTTGCTTGATTCAATAGAAGATTTGTTTCAAGGTGGAACAAACACTATTACTCCTGAAGATTTACGGGCAGTATTAACTATGATAGTATTATCTAACAAAAACACTAGCGATGACAGGTAATTACAACTTATACTTTAGTATTACTAAAGAAGATTTTAAGAAAGCTATACCTGATAGTTTATTAGGTAAATACTCAACTAAATCGTTTGATGAAGAGGGTGAGGTTACAATAAATGTACCTGAGTCTTGGGAAGAGGCTGAGGAAGAAGGGGCATTTTGTTGGGTACGAAAGAGTCTTAATTGGGATAAGCCAGGCGTAGCTAACTCTGAAAAGGTTGCTATAATTAAAGGTGAGTTTTCTATATTAGAAGGAGAACTTTCAGCTTTAATCGCTATGGGTGAGGGAAAAGAATTTCCGTATAACTCTGTAATGACAAAGCAAGAAGCTAAAGATTTAGTACAAACAAATCTATTTTTAGATGCTGAAAGCGTATCTTAATAGGCTTGATGAAGGAATAGACCAAACTCTAGGTCATCTCACTTTATGGGATGGCTTAGAGAAGGTTTTTGAGTGCGTTACTTTAGAGTTACCTTATGAGCATAATATGACTAATATTAGTTGTGTTCCTAAAGGTGTTTATAAAGTTTTGCCAAGAACTTCGGATAAATACAAAAAACATTTTATATTAGATGATGTTCCCAATAGAAGATACATACTTATTCACCACGGAAACTATAACACCGACACAAGAGGGTGCATTTTGCTTGGCTCTAGGTTTGCACAAATCAATGGGGACTCTTTGTTGGATATTACAGCATCACGAAGGACTATCAATGACTTATTGGAAACCACCAATGGAGAAGGATTTAAACTAACTATATCTTAATTCATTATATGCCGAGGCTACCTAAACCAAGAAGAACTAAACCTAAGAATGAATCTTGGGGTGGTGATACTTCGTTTTATCGTAAAGCACCTTGGCGAAAGATGCGAGCATATATTTTGTCGTTAAATCCATTATGCGTACATTGTGGCGATAAAGGGGAAGTTACTCCAGCAGATGTAGTAGACCACATTAAACCTATTAAGATGGGTGGTGAACCATTAAAGGAATCTAACTTACAAGGGCTTTGTCACAAGTGCCACAATAGAAAAACATATTATGAAAATAACCCCAACGCTAAGATTCAGGAGTAATTATGAAAAAGTTGTATGTGAACAGCTTGATGAACAAGATATACCTTTTCAGTACGAAAGCATCAACTTATATTATGAAGTTTCAGAGCAACGTAAATATACTCCTGATGTTATTTTACCGAATGGTATTATATTGGAGTTAAAGGGTCGCTTCACATCTAACGACAGAAAAAAGATGTTATTAGTAATATCTCAGCATCCTGACAAAGATATTAGAATGGTTTTTCAAAGGCACACAAATAAGTTATTTAAAGGAAGTAAAACGACCTACTCTGAATGGTGTGACAAACACAACATCAAGTGGGCAGATAAAACAATACCAAAGGAATGGATAAAGGAAACAAAAAAACACCCGAAGAAGTAGCTGAAGATGTATTCGGTAATTGGATTCAAGACTTAACCGACCAAGACCAACCCGAAGCGTGTAGCATAGATGATGAAGATTGCGAGGCTTGTGGAAGCTAAAAAAAAGAGAGAGGACTAATTGTCCTCTTTTTTAGTTGTATTCCATTCGTATCGAAATGGCTTACTTTCTTCTAGTTCGATTAACTTCTGTAGGTACACGCAAAAATCCATCGCTTCTTCTTGAGCGTGTTTAAGCCACTCTAAGCGACCTAAATCATCTCGCTCCATCGTAGTACCATACTTCTCTTTACCTATCTCAGAACGCTTTAGAATCTTAAAACAAACTTGTTCTTCTATACTACTCATATCATCTTGATTTTATAATCTCGTAAAATACTGGGTCGATTTCTTTAATCTTTTGCTGTATCTTATCCCAAGCATCTTGAACCTCTTTATCTCCCCCTATATCTTTTCGACTACTTGTACCTGAATTAGCTACATTCGATGCGTTCTCCTTTAACAACTTATCTATCTTAGCTCTGATAGATTTATTGTCATAATACTTTGGTGTTAGTTTTTTCATATCTATTTAGTTTTAGTTCAAGAACAAATATAAACAAAAAAAGAGAGAATCCAAAAGACCCTCTCTATTTAACCTAAACCTAAAACAAAGCTATGAATACATCACAACAATAATCAAATATACAAAACTTTTCCTTTACTATAATCTAAAAAAGTAATATACTTATAAACAAAACTCTTTCTACCAAAATCAGTAGATTCAGGCATTGTTCTCCAAAACCAATTATCTACCTTTGTTTTATTCAAATTAAATACTAATACACTATCGCAATTAAAAAAATTAATATACAACCCTTGAGCAGCTTTTTCATTCTTAGTTCGTCTTAATATCCTTTCGTACTTGTGCATCTCTAATAGCAACCCCTCACTATATTTTTTCTTAGCAAAATCTAAACTAAAATTGCGTTGCTTCATTTCGCAATAAAACTTCCTATCATCCCATTGGTAAGTAAAATCCCAAAAATCATACTTTCCCTCAGAAGGCACACAATCAATTTTATACTTACTAGCGAATCGGTCTAGCAAGTCAAGTTCTTTTTTAGTCATTTTTATTAAGTTTGGTTTAAATCCTTGTAGTAAACTTCAGCTATATCTAACTCTTGCTTTAACTCTATAACAGCATTAGCCATTTCCATTTCATTAGCTTGAGCTAAAAGCTTTTCTCTCTTATAAGCTAACATCATTGTATGCACCCAAGTAAACGCTAAAGCACTTTCCTCAAATACTCTTAACCTAGCTTTAAGTTTTTCTGCTTGTGGATGGTCTACAAAACTTGCATACTGGTCCATCATCTTAATAACTTCGCCTTGGTGTGCTATAAACTTATCAAGACTATTCATCTCGTCTAAATTCGGGTCGGCACTTCTTAATAGATTTATTGCTTTTAATGTAATTTTATCAGGCATAGTTAAAATAGTTTTAATTCTTTTAATTCTCTCATTTCTTTAATTGGCTTTAATAATCCTTCATAACCACTTATTGATTTTCCTATATATTCGTAGCAGTAAGAGGCTCTAGTTTTTGTAGTCCAACAATTTTGACCTTTTTCTTTGCTTTGACCTTTTAAAACTTTTCCATTTTTACTCGTTGGTTTCCATTTTTCACTTTTACTTCTATACTCTCCTAAAGCTGGATTAACTGTTTTTGTGAAAACCCTAGTGTTTAATATAGCACAAACAAATTCTGATATTTTACTACCTATACCCATTCCTTGAAAATCAGGTAAAACTACAGTTCTATTTAACCTATAAGAGTTCTTAACAGTTCCACTTGGAAGTTTAGAAAAAGCTACAATACCAACAGGTTTTCGATTCCATTCAAAAAGTAAAAACATACAAGATTTATTTGCTTTTTCTGTTAGATAATGATGTTTTTTGAACAAGTCCCAAGTATTAGACTCGACTCTACTAACTTGAAGTTGGATTTGTGGTCTGCCTTGCCGAAGCCACTCGCCTCTTTCGAGTACGCCCCCTTTTTGTGGTGAACAAGTCCAATCGGGCATCAACCATTCCATAATATCGTAATGACAACTTGCTAAAATTATACGCTTATTAGTTTTTCTAATATACTTCTGTAAAGCAAAACTCATAGCTTTAGCTACATCTCTATCAACTACACTTGTATATTCATCAACTAAAATAACATCACTATCTTTTGCTTTACCTACTTTATAGGCTAATTCGGCTCTGTACTGCTCTCCATTACTTAATAAATGGAAAGGTCGCAACCAAGTAGGAACACTACTTAACCCCATACTTGTAAGTAATAAAGTTGCTTCTTTTGGTTCTAACCAATCAAAGTTGCTTATTAATGGTTTTTCGTGATTAAAATTACTTTTAAATAGTTCGCCCATTCTTTTAAGTATAGTTGTTTTACCACTACCACTACTACCGTAAATAACTCCAATATTCCAATCAAAGGTTTTAGCCTCAGATAAATTAAAAGAAACCTCTACTTCTGTTTCTTCTCTGTTCTGTATATCAAAAGACTCATAAACATAATTAGTGTACTTATCGTTTTTAATAATACTTTTTAATTTTATTGTTCCCATAATTTCTAAAATACATTACTAGGTTTAAATCTATTATCGGCAACTTGAATCGGGTCTACTAGACTACCATTCTCGTTAAGGTATTGAAATCTTCTCTTTTGGTACGAGTAGAATAGACAAATCGGGTCAGGCTCAGGTGTTGGTACACCGACTAATTTCTGAAACTTAATCTTCTGAACGTGTATCTCAGTAACATTCCATTTTTCACTTTGAGGGTTACGATGAAACACTATAAAGTTGTCTGCTCTGTTACCAAACATAGCACCATACTCTACATCAGACATATTCGGAGCTGGTCGAGTACCATCATCGTTTCTCCTTCTGTTAGCTGCTGTACCAGGATGCACAACAAGATAGAACGATACTTTATGTTTTTTAATAAATCTCCTTATATTACTTAAAGCATCATAATAATAATCATACTTAGATTGCTTCTCTGCTGCCCTTAAATCATTAAGGGGGTCTAAAGATACACCATCTATCTGAACCACTTGCATATACTCTTCAAACGCCCCTAAGACATCTTCTACAGTTGGTGTTTCATCAAATGTAAGTACATTAAAGTGTTCATAAGCCCAATTAATAGCTCTAAGATATTCTTGTTGGTCGATTCTATCTGAGAAGTCTTTATCGGCTGTCTTACCACAATACATCTCAGCTATATCTATCATTAAATCACCTACAGGTTCGTTCTCAGGACAATACATAAGCCACTTCCAACCATATAACTTGGCTGACATTATCATAAGAAATAATTGAGAAGTTGTTTTACCTATATTAGCAAAACCAGTCATTATAGTAAGTTCACCTTTACGAAAGGTATAGTGAGGGTCTAATGGAGATATTCCCGTTGTTTGACCCTTGGTGTACCCTTTAGTGTAAATCTTCTTACAATAGTCGTTTACCTCTTGTTTTGAGGTTACTCTATACTTAGCCATACCTCCTTAACTTTTCATTGCGTTAAGCTGACCTCCTAAGTAATCCGAATCAGGCTTATTAGTTTTATTCCTAGAAATCCATCCCGAAGCCGACATCTTCCAATTTTTCATCTTCGTTTTACCTACTTTCCAACCTTTAGATTCGTAGAAATAGTAAAACTTTTCACCTTCATTCTTGTTGCTACCTTTCTCTATGAAGTAGTCTATTGCCTCGGTGATGGTTCTAGGTTTACCTGGAGAGGCATTATCTTTTTGCTCTTGAGTATCTTCGATAAGCTCTAATTGTGGCTTAACATCATCTACCCAAGTAATATTGTTTTTAGTTAGTACAGATAGTATAGATTTATGGACTCTGTTGTTTACATTTAACTTTCCTCCGTATTGAAACGAAATAAACCCAGTTAAATACCATCTGCCATTTTCTAACTCAACTATACGAACCTTATCTAAATTACACGATTCTAGGAAATCTGTAACATTCATTTTTTCGCCTACAATAAGTTCGAATATTCTCTTATTAGGCTTGAATATACCTGCGTGGTCACAATTATCACAAATGTATATCCAAAATAATTTATATGAATTTGATAATTCTAAGAACCAATCTTCGTTCCACTTAGCTGTATCAGTAAATCTCTTTGCCATTGTCATATCAATATTTTAGGTTAGGTTAGGTTAATAAAAAGAAAGGCTCTTAGGTTTTGTATCGAAGTATTACGGGCAGTAGCTAAGATTATTAAAGGTTTAACTGCTAGTCACCTTTTGCCTTTAAATTTATTTAGAACGGTAAATCACTTGCCTTGTGGAAACCATCATCTGATGCAGTTTCAACAACTTTCTTTTCACTCGTAGTAGTAAAAATCTTCCACGCTTGTAAATCAGTATAGTACTTTCCGTTGTACTCTCTTGACTCTACATTAAAGCTAACATCGACATCTTGACCGACCTTGTTGAACTTTAATAAGTTGTCAACTTTTTCTTCTCCGAATACGGTAAAGTAAACACTCTTAGGATATTCTCCTTTAGTTTCTACTACAAATCCACACTTTTTCCAAGTGTTACCTGTACTCTTTGCTGTTCCTGTTTGCACTTCACTAATTGTTGTGATAGTACCATTTAATTCTAAGTTACTCATAATTCTCGTGTTTGGTTATTATACTCTTTAACTATGTTTTG